ATCACTTCTCTCATAAGTTTAGCGTGCCCAGTGGTAGGAGGGTTGAACCTACCAAAAGCAAATGTCAGTTTTTTGCTACTACTTAACGCCTCATGGACTGCCCTCGTTTCACTTTGGGCAGATTCTACATAACCACCTTTCAATGAATCTATTTCATCTGGTGAAACTTCATCATCATCTAATATCTTTTTACATCTTTTGAAAAAAGTTATATAGTGGTACTTCTCTAACATCTTATAGATAACTGCTTTAGGTAATCTATTCTTAATACCATATGCTCTTATCTCATCTGGTGTCATGTCTCTATCAAACGCTGCTCTTCTTTCAGCGTCAACTTTATCACCAATGTCTATGATGTCTTGTAAATCTTTTTTAATTTCTTGTACTTTACTTTCTATTCTATCTTTTATGTCTCTAACATCTCTTGGCTCTAATTCTGTTAGATCATCATAATCAATTACATCTCTTTTTAGTTCGCCCTTAAATACATCTATCTCTTGTACCTTTTTTTCAAAATCTTTTAGATACAAGTTTATATCAAACGTAAAGTCTTCTGGTCTTTTTATAAATCTATCACTCTCAATATCAAAAACAGCATCTGCTTTTTCATTTTGTTCATCATACGTTTCTCTATCTGTAAGTATGTAATAGTTTATAGGATGTCTTGAACCTGGTATCAACATGCCTTGTATGTTATCAGGATTGTTAGCAGATAAAAACTTCTTGGATAATCTTAATCTTTCTTCTTCCTGTTTTTCTTGTGGCACATCAAATAGAACATTGATGTCTAGATCAGCGTCATCTCTATATCTCTTTGTAAGAATAGAACCTATCAATGTTGTTTTGATTACAGGATATTCTTTTTCAAATTCTTTAATCTGTTTGTCTATCTGTGCCTTAACACTTGCTTTAATTTTAGGATCATTTGTTTCTTCATCATCAAATACGTTAGGTGCATATGTTCTTCTTGGTATATCAATAACACTTTCGTTCATTGATATTGTTATATTAGGATAAATCTGTTTTGCTAATTTTACAGATGCATAGTGGTCAGATGGATAGTGCCAACCTGCATATACTCTACCCTCACCACATTCATCAGCAGCCATCATTAATGTTTGTTTATGTTCAGGATATTTCTCTGCATAATACATAGCAACCAGTCTTGATTGTAAAGTATGACCAGATGGATATGCTGGTGTTTTCATTGTATCACTATCTAGTGGCATATGGTCAAAATCTTTCATGCCTAATGCCTCTGCAAGATTGTATGGTCTAACTCTTTGAAATTTATTTTTATAGTATCTTACTATGCCTGATCCAATAGTCGCAAGTTTTTTAACTGTTGACTCTTTGTATTCTAGATTGTTCTTTTTTAAAACTTGTTCTACTGCATATGCAACTTTATCATCATGGTTTTTAACACTTTGCTCAATCTCAGGTGTTCTACCTTTCATCAAGCCTTGCATGGATTTTAATTCTTCTCTAGTCTTGCTACTTGTATTCTCAGTAGGTTCTTCTATTCTTAATTCTTTGTAATCACCTTTGTAATTCTCAACAGGTTTCTCCTCAACCTTTGCGTGACGAAGGCTATCTATGTCCATGAATTTTTCTGAGATTGTTTTTCTTAGTTGATTAAATGTTTTCACGATCCGTTACCACCACTATTGTTGCCGTTGCCACTATTTCCATTACCATTTCCGTTGCCGTTACCATTACCGTTGCCGTTGTTGTTATTGTTGCCATTAGATGTATCAGTATTATTTCTGACACCACCTAGATAAGGATAATATCTACTCACACCAGTAGGCACACAGACCTGTAATTTCTTATCAAATCTATATCCTGGCGGGCACTTCTTTTGTTTCTGTGCCTGCAACATAAACTGTTTAAATTTATACATTTTATCCTCTTACCCAATCTTTTGCCATTGTAAAGTTTGCTCTACTAAAAACTAATCTATCAACTAGTTTTACAGCACTGCCTTTATTGATGGCAACATAACCTTCTGGATTTGTTGCTTTGTATCCAGTAGATGTTCTCATAAAAGAACCAATACTTTGTATTTGATTTAATTTACTTAACAATAAACTTTTTGCTCTTTGTAAAGTTATGTAAGTTGCGATAGCAAAATAAAGACCTTGTCTATTAGGTCTTAGTATTTTCATACCTGCTTCTAATATCTCGGTATACTTTTGTTTTGCTTTATCTGTCTTTTTATCTTTAATTTCTTTTTGTATTCTGCTTCTAAAGAACACCTCAAAATTATTTGTTAGTGCTTTAGCATTACCTATCTTTGTGCCTGCTCTAATATATGTATTGAAAAATGTTTTTAGTTGAACACCTAGAGACAAAGGACCTTTATCTTTTTTAATCTTATCTATGAAAGCACCTGCCTTGTAAGCAGAGCCCTCTGCCATTCTTAGAATAGCGTCAAACTGTTTTTCCTCACCCTTGGTAAAACCAGGATCTTGTGCTTGTTTGTATCTTGCGTCATCAAAGAATATATTTTTGTTTGATTTAAGACCACCTACACTTGCACCAAAACTAGCTTTTAGTCCTCTCATTGTCTTTCCTGAATATGAAGTGTGAAATATTATACCAATTTTTGCTGCTCTAATTCTGTTGTACATATCAACACTAGTTGCTGGTATAGCATATGTTATGGTATTGGGTGTGAATACTATTGACTTCTCGCCATTTACTACAGCGTTCTTTTTATCATCTGTAAATAACAAGTCGCCTTGTAGAACACCTTTGATCCCTAGAGAGGGCAAATACTTTAACGCAACAGCCAGTTTATCCGCCAGTGCGCCGCCGTGATTTCTAGAAATATCTGACACGGTGTAATTTATTTTAGGTGTTGCGTTAAATATAGACTTGGTACCCACAAAGAACCTACCGTTCTCTGGATTCGTACCTGCAAATACAGCAGGTGCACCGTCCCATTTAACGGAAACATTCGACCCGCCTTTGCCGCCTTGAAGCATTTTTTTGATAGACTTTAAAAATTCAATCGAGGTTCTTGCCCCTTGTGTCCCATTGTTTATAATTTCGTCTTCTAAATGTTCAAGGTGTGTATTTTTATCTTCTATAAGATACTTTTGAAACCCTTGCATTTAACACTCTTTCCATTTAATATTGTAAATATTTATATTACTTGGCAATTACAAACTTACCTGATTTAGGTGCTCTAGATGTCACATAAGTAAATATACTTCTAACAAATTCAGTCTTTACTTGTGGTTTTTCTTTTGCTAGCCAACCTGATATAACAGGCATAACTCTGTTAATAATGGTTGTAGCACTTAATTCACCTCTTCTTTTATCGTAAGCTTCTTTGCCATACTTATTTCTATATTCTGTTTTTGTTTTCTCATGTATTTTATTTTGTGCTTTAAATAACTCATTTCCTATCTTATATTGTTTTAAAAATTCTGCACCGACTTTTGCATTATGTTGACCTACTAGTTTAGAAAATGCGTCAAATGATGTAAGAGAACCACCTCTTGCCTGAGCACCTTTGTATGTAAAGTCAACCTTCCATTGACCTGCTGAAGGTTCATGTCTTATCTGTATCTTACCCTTATCACCACCTTTAGAATCAACTACTCCTAACAACATATCTCTTTGTGGATCTTGTGGTGTAAACCAAACTTTACCTGCTTTCATTTCAATCTTATATAGGTCTTTGTAATTAACATCTTTTAATAATTCTGCTTTATCTTTATCATCAAAGTTTACTGGTTGTAGTTGAACCTGTCTTATTTGTTTTTTTAATGATAGAGGAAATAAATCACCAGATTTCATATTTTCATTAATTAATATATTTAACCTGTCTATATTATATGATCCTTGATTTGATACTGCAAATAATAATTCTTTACTCACATTTCTTTTTGCAGCGTCACTAGCAAAATACATATCAGCAGGACTCCATTTATTAATATCACCAAATGATGGTTGTCCTAGAGTAGTCCAGTATTTTGTATTTTTATTTGCTATCTTAAATAACTTCTCTATATTACCCATGATAGGACCATCACCTCTTTTGTATAGTAAGTTATTAATTCCTGGTGTCTGTATTCTATTAAATTTTGTATAACCTAATTTTGACATTAATGTTGTAATATCTTTTATTAGTTTTAAAGCTATCAAAACAGATGAGCGATACCAACCACTTTTGTCCTGAGGTCTATTTAAAAAATCCTCTATACCTTGTAAAGAAGCACCTGGGGTGTCTATGGCTTTATATGCTTGATCTATCAACTTCCTGTTTGCAGCTTCAAACTCATTGTAATTAGTATATTTTGTTAGGTCTAATACCTTTGGTGCTTTTGATAAACCGACAATATCGGCTATGGCACAGAATAGTGCTTGTGCTGATTCCCCAAATTTTGTATCTGTTGCTGACATATTACTATTTATTAGTGGCGGGAGCGAAGGGACTCGAACCCTCGACCTCCTGCGTGACAGGCAGGCGTTCTAACCAACTGAACTACGCCCCCATTATTCTGGTTTAGATTCCTCTTTTTTCATACCGTCTGTTGTGCCTTTGAAAACTAATGACACTCTAAACTTGTCTGTTTCAACTGCTCTTGCAACATGAGGTATTCTGCCATCAAATAACACGACACGACCTGCTCTCGGCCAATATGACTTCACAATATTTTTTGCGTCACTACCTGTTATGCCGTATGGTGTGTTTATTGCCATCGCTCTCATCTCGTCATTTAGATTAGGTGTCCAGAACTCAATCGATCCACCATCTTCAGGTTGCCAATCAGGTGTTAGATACACTATTACTGTATATTGATTAGCAGTCCATCCGTCAAGATGTATGCCACCAGATTGATGTTTGCCATGACCATTAAGATAATGCCTCAATAGTTTCATACCAGGATTAACTTTATCCCATATCTCTTTGACCCAATCTTGCTCTATCTCATATTCTTCTCGTTTAGTATCATGACCACCAAGATGAATATGTTTGTAACCAGATGTCTTTGCCTCTGCTTTCATCTCTTCCGATGAATACCAACCGTCTTGCCAGTCTAACTTCATAGCAATATCATGGTATCTTTTTATATCTTCTTCAGGTATTGTGCCATCAGAAGCTCTAATAGTTCTATGATAATCGCCACCAAGCATGTTGCTACCATCGGTAGTTAGATACTTACCATCAGGTTGTTTCATTATTATTTCACCCATTATATTTTTCCCATTGTCAAATGTTTAACGACACCTCCTTGAGGTACCCATTGTTTATGTTTATTTTGAAAGTCAGCAAGTTTCTTTGCTTCATCTTCAAAATGAGCAGCTGTCAAGATACTACCAGTTGGTCTTTCGATTACCAACCACCTCATCTTACCTTGCCACTTACTCAGTTTTGTTTCATAAAACATTTTGTTTTTAGAAACTGACTTTGCTGGTTTTCTATCACCAGGAAAAGTCCTGACTTTATTGTTTCGTTTCTTCTTTTTTCTCATCTTTTACTAGTGCTTCGTCTGTTAAGCCTTTAGTTATTACATCTTTATGATGTTTAATCAAAACTTTTGTATTATCAAACTCAGCTGACAATTGTTTCTGTCTCGCTTGTTGTTGAGAGACTTGTACAATTGAAGACTTTACCTCGTCTGAAAGTTTAGACTCATCATAAGACTTGCCATCAATGGTGATTGCCATTTTATTCTCCTTTTAATTGTATATTACTAGCAGCCATTTTACCACGCTGCTCAGTTAGTTCATACTCAACTGCTTGTCCATCTTTTACAGATGAAATGTTAGCAGCCTGTAATGCTGACACATGTAAAAAAGCGTCTTTATCACCATCATCTGGTGTAATAAATCCGAAACCTTTTTTAGTATCAAACCATTTTATTTTTCCTGTAGCCATTTTATTCCTTTTTAGGTCGTTATATTTTAAAATCTGAGAACTGACCTATTTTTTTCTCAAATTTTCTTTCAGTTGTTTGTCCACTATCAACTAAATCTGTTTGTGCGTTTTGTTCAACGTCATAAAATCTCATCTTTGATCTATCAACACCTAATATAAATTTTCTATTTACTGTTGGATCATTATATCTATTCTTTAATTGTTTAACCATGATCTGATTCTTATCATCTAGTTCCTCACTAGATATCAAAGCAAACATGAAGTCAGCAGTTGCAGGTAGACCAAAACTCTCAGATGTATCTTCAAGACCTACATCACTACTCACAAAACCACCTCTAGTAGTTTGAGTAGCAGAGAATATAGGCAGATCATTTTCTACTGCCATGCCTCTTAATTCTTCAGCGATTGCTTTGATGTAAGTATAACTATTGACGTTTGCACCTGTTTTAAATCTAGCACTAGAACATATATTTAAATAATCTATGAATACAATATCAGGTTTAAATGATTTCTTTAATGCAAGCTCTTTTATTAATGCTTTGAAATGACCTGTATGAGCAGACGCAGTAGGATATTCTTTGATAATTAATTGACCTGTTGTCTTACTTTGTAATTTGTTTATCTTTGTCTCATACATTGCATATGGTAATTCTTCTAGATCACTCATGCCAACATTTAATAAGTTAGCGTCTATTCTTTCAGCGATTCTTTCTTCAGCCATTTCTAAAGTAATATACAAAACATTTTTGCCTTGTAATAATACAGACGAAGCAAGGTGTGTCATAAACATTGTCTTACCAACACCAGTACCTGCAAGACATATATTCAAGGTCTTACTTGGTATACCACCTCTTGTGATTTTGTTGAAAAAATCTAAATCTAATTGTAATCTTTCCTCTTTCTTTTTATAGAAATCAAATCTTTCTTTTGTTTCTAATAGATAATCATGCCCTACTTTTTGATCGAAAGAAACAGATAACGCCTCTGATAACATTTCTGGAAGGTATTCAGGTGTATGTTTTTTATCTTTGCCATCTATGATCTGTATGCCACCTAAGATAGCATTATGTATGGCACGATCTTTACAAAACTTTTCTGTTGTGTCTCTTAACCAATCCATGTTGACTGGCTCTTTATTTAATGTAGAGATAATATCTGTAACCTTTTTGTATTCATCTTCATTTATACTTTTACTACCATTCATCTCAATAGACAAAGCCTCTTTAGAAGGCAGAGCATTATACTTATTTACAAAGTTATATATCTCTGTAAATAATATCTTCTCTAATCTATCTGAAAAATATTCCTCTTTGATAAAAGGTAAAACCCTTCTGGTATATTCTTCATTGTAAATAAGATTACTTAATACTGTTCTCTCAATTCTTTCCATCTTTATCCTTTTTAGTTTTTAGCTCTTCGTCTAGTAATACAACTAGTATGTCGCCTATGTGGTTAACAAATTCTTGACTATCTGTATCTGCGTCTATATTATTTTCTATAATAGTATAGTCAAAAACCATGGGCAACGCACCCTCAGGCGTCTTTTCAGATTCAGGCCTGAATCCTACCTTACCGTATTTGTAAACTATGGATGAAAATGGACCACTAATAAGTTTAAGCGCTGTAAAATCCTCACCAGGTTTTTCTACAAACACATAATCTTCCCTATGTTTAGGGTTAGTCGTCTTGTGTAATTTCGGTATTGTTATTTTCTGTTTCTCCATATTTAAACTCTCTACCACAAACATCATCTAGTTGTTTTAGTATATCATCTGTAAAGTATTTTGTCGGGTCATTATTAATTGTCTTACCAAATGTTTTTGATCCGTCTGGTAATTCAATTCTAGTAGAAACTTGTTTAAATATGTTATGTTTTAAAGCCAAGTCTAGTAGACCGTAGTATCTATCCAAACCTTTGTCGTAAGTTAATCTAACATCTACGACTTTATTT